CTGTAGCAAATTTGTTGGGAAATGCAACCCTTATTCTTTTATCTACTTGATTATAATATTCAGGTGTCTGTGGATCATATCCTTCTTCCTCAACCAATTTTTTATGTATGTCAAAAGCCGTGTAAGTCATGGCATTATCCGTACCAAACCAAGCATTTTTAGTTGCCCAGTCTTCCGCTTTTTCATCTACGGGGAGTGGTGGGTAATTACCTTGTTGGGTTTGTGGTTGAGCTATTTCTTGTTCTACCGGTTGTTGCGACTTGATTGCTTGTTGTCTTTTTAATTGACCAAGTCTAGCTTCTTCAATGGATAGCTGAGAAATTGCTCTTTGTGCATTAACTTGTGAATCAATGTCTTGATTTTCTACCGCTGCTTTATAAGCAAGTTTAGCGGCATGCATCCCAGTATTAACTTTAGCTTCTAGCTCATTAGTATATTGACCACCAAGATCATCATACTGTGTTCGCATCTGTTTAGCTTGGTTCGTTACATTTTGTGCATAAGCAATAGCTTCTTCTTTTTGTCTTTCTGCTTCACGCATTTTACGTGTAAGTTTAGCTATTCTTTTTTTAACGCCTTCGGAGTATTCTCCAAGTTCTTCTTTATCTGCTTGAACATTTGACTGCTCCCCAGATTTCGCAGGTGCGTTATTGGACTCATTACTGTCTTCACTAACTTGTTCGACATCTATTATATCCTCTTCTAATGGTTGTTCTGGTGTTGGTGCATCCAGATCAATGGTTGTTTCTTGTTCTTCATTGTCGCCAACGTCTATTGTTCTTTCGTCTAGCATAGTAATATCCTCCTATGGGTTACATTGCGTGAATTAAGTCTTCGGGATCTGATATAGTCCCTAAGATCTCATCATCGTTTAACATTCTTATCTCTCCACCATCAATCTCCATACGTGATCCTGCATATCGTGCAAACACCACCCAATCTTTTTCCTTGCACCACGGACCAGTAGGGTATCGATCTTTGTCGTTATAACAAAGGTCACCCATTTTAAGTATATATCCAACTTGGGTTGATACTCGTGCTCGGTCTAATGCTTCTTGTGCAATAATAATTCCACCTTCCGTTTTTTCTTTAACTTTAAAAGGCATTACTAAAATACGCCAACCTGTAGGGTTAGGTAATTTATCTAAACTTGTTGATGTGGTTTCTTCTTTTTTTTCTTTAGCTTCTTTTTTATATTTAGCTTCTAATGGGTGTAACTTTGTCGTCATCGTCATTTGGCTCCTTAGGGTTTAGCAGGTTAGAGATTTCCTGTTTAATTTGATTACTTACGTGAATCTTTCCTAAAATATAGTTGTATTTATCCATGTTGTCAACACCGCCGCCAATTATTACTGAGGCGTTATTGTCAATAATTTCATCTAAGATTCTTTGGATTTTATATATTAAACTTATTGGGTCGGTGTCTTGCATTTATCAGGTTCTCCTAAACTAGTCCAAAACTCATCTAAAGCGTTGGGCTTTTCTTGTTTACAACATTCCCCCGATTGTCTTTTTTGTTCTGTGTGACAGGCACACTTGTCTTGTTCTTGCATCTTCTTTCCTCCTTCTGTCTAATAGATTCTTTATATGAAAGTTCTAATAGTTTATTCTCATTGTCCCAATATTCATGGAACTTCACTTCTTCTTCATAATATCGGCTGTTTTAAGTCCATATATTGATGCGACCACGCCAATAAAAATTGATTGGTACCAAAAAGGTAGACTACCAAATTTGTCGAAGAACATGTCTAATTTAAATTGAATTTCCGGATCTCCCGAAAAGACCGACCAGATTAATAAGATTACTGGAGCTGACACCAGAATTAAAACAAACTCGTCTTTGTATCCCTGGTCATTTGATTGACGTACGGATGCCTGATACTCAACTTCGCCACTGGCCATTTTACTGGCGTGTAGTAAAGCAGCGTCAGACATAAGTATCTTAGCTTTTTGCTTGTTAGCAAATATAGCTGAACCAGTTTTTAATACTGTCGGTAAAAGTGATAACCACATATTAGAATATGATTGCTACAATGATTACTGCAATGATTACGCCTGCAGTTATTTTTTTCTTTACAGTTAGACCATTCCAAATGCCCATAACTTTATTTTTTACTATGTCGATCATGTTGACCTCCTTGTTTAGTTTTTTGGATATTACTACTTTTTATCGTAATTGGCTAGTGTTTATCTACCGCCAGAATTGAAACCACCGCCACCAGCATTTTTCTCTCCTTTATTTGGATTTCCACCTTTTTGTTTATCTCTCTGTGCTTTATCTTTAGCTTTTTGTGCTTCTCTATTCTTATCTAAACCAGTTGTTTTATCAGTTGCACCTTCTCTATCTCTTTTGTCTCTTGCTTCTTGATTTCTTGCTTCTCTAGCTTGTTTAGCATAGTCCTTAGAAGCTTTTGAATTTAGGTCGAGATCATCTAACGCATCTTCTAACGCATCTTCCTTTCTTATTCTGTTCAGAAGGGCATCAAAAGAATTTTCTAATTCGAAATTTAGTTTTTCATTTGGGCTAAGCATATCTCTTAGCTCAGCTGTTCCAAAATCCGTATCCAAGCCAGATGTATCATTAAAAATGTCTTTGTAGTCAAAGCCAAGACGCTCTTCGTTTATAAGACTTTTATCTTCCGGATCGTTAAAAAAATCTTCCGGATTATTAAACGCGTTAGTTAACTCATTTTTATTTTCGGAAAAAGGGGTACTTGGGTAAGATAGTTTGTATGGATTAAATTTTCTATATGCCGAAATAAGATTTTCTTGTGTATTTAAATTTAAATCATTATTAAATCTATAATTTTCAACACCAGGGATAGCTCCCATAACAGAGGCAAACATACTTGCAGTTCCAAAAGGCATATCCGCTTCTTCAACTTCACCGGTGAAATTATTTACTCTGTAAGTTTTTCCTTTATAAGTTTCGTAAGAATATTTTTGATTATTAGCTGGATGTAACGGATCATTTTGACCTTGTACACCTGGAAACTGACCAAGGGCGTCGCCTTCGCCACCACCGAGGGGAGGTGAGCCACCACCGAGGGGAGGTGGGCTACTACCGCCACCAACAGAAGGAAAACCATCAGGGTTAGAACCTACACGTGGTTGACCAGCGCCAGCTTGTTGTCTATCATCAATACCATCACCGTCACTGTCTAAAAAATCTGCTGTAAAAGGACCACTTCTTAAAAAACCATCATCGCCAATACGTTCACCATAACGAGTGGCAGTATTGGTATTATTTCCATCAAACACATTACCTGAGTTCTGTGCGCCAAGTATACCTGTTAAAAAATCGGGACCGGTAGTGAATGCCATTAGTTAATACCTTTTATAGTTGCTTTCATTTCTTTAATACCATCTTTAGCTAAAGAAACCGAAGCCCGCATTTTAGCATGGTTATCATCTTGTTGCAATTTATCTTCAGAAATCTCTTTTGCTTGCAATAATTTCAAGTTTTCCATCGCTAATTTGTCTTCACCTTCCTCTTTTTTACGTGCTTCTTCACGTGCTTTTAGCTGTAATTCGTCCGCTTTTAACTGCAATAATGGGTCATTTCCAAGGGTATTTAGCACTCTTTTCTCTTCTTCAGCGTACTCTTCCATGGTTTCAGCCACTAATTGAGCCTTTCTTGACTCCATAGCTTCATTTAACATCTGTTGTTGCTGTTGCATCTGCATAACTTGTGGGTTTTGTTGCATTGCTTGTGGATTTAGCTGTTGTTGCTCTAAAATAGGCGCCATTTGTTGTGAAAGTTGCTGTAATTGTGCTATTTCGTCTTTAAATTCAAGTGTTACTTGCTCTGTAGCCATTAAACTGATGTGTTCCATGATGTTTTTCTGTACTGAAGCCAATATTTGTGGGTTAGTGCGTACCATCATAGTCCCCATAAAGCTTAAATGCGCTTTCATGTGCGCAGTATGGTCTTGTCCTGGAAAAGCTTGGAATGGTTTGCTTGATAAGGCCGCTATATGCTCTTGTCCTGGATCAGCAGGCTGTGGTTGTTGTGGTGGTGGTAATAATTGATCAATATCTTTAATGCCTAAAGCTTCGTACATGTCATGATAGGCAGTATATAAGTTATGCATCTCTGGATTAGACATGGCCATTTGTAATTGCGTTTGTGCCACACTAATACGTTGAGTTTGTGAAAAGATATTAGGATCCGCAACCGGAATGATATCTACCTCAGGTCCAAAGTCTGTTTGTTTAATTTGTCTTTCACCACCAACAACATCATATGGATAAATAGGTGGTAGGTAAGTTCCAAAACAATCTGATAGCAACATAAATTCACGTTTCATACTTGCATACAAACGTTTATGAATAGCTGACATAACTCTAGAGCCACGTTCTAATAAAGCAACGGTTGTGCCTACTGCTGCCGATTGATTGCCGTCACCGACCTGCATATCAGCGATGCTCGCAAATCTTTGCCCGGCTTGTACTACTTGGCCCATTAAAGCCAGTAGTGTTTGTGAAGGTTCTTTGAATGGTAATATTTTAAACGCATCATCAAGTCTACCGCCCGGCGCATCTACGTCTCTAAACTCACCTGGTTGTAATGGTTGGGCTTCATCGCGTACTCTGATGCCACGCTGTTTAAATCCTGCTGGTAAATTAGCTAGTGTACCTGCATCAAGTAATTGTCTCAAAGCTGCAGTAGCCGTTCTAGATAAACCACCAATCATGTGGATTAAACCAAAGCCGTAAAAGCCTAGTCCTGGTAAAAATTTAAAATGTACAAAATAATCCGTACGTTTTTTTAATGGATCTTTTGCATCAAAGTTTCTACGAATAGCTAAGACTTCATTGCTGCCTTCTTCTATGGTTACAATGTAAGGTAGTTTAATTCCAGTTGGTTCTCCTTCTTCGTCCATTTCTTCAAACCCGTCAAGGTCTAAAGCAACATGACATTCTAGTAAGGTATAAATTTCATCTTTATTAGTAGTAGAGGTACCTTCTAAACTGTTTTTCTTTTCTTGAATTTCGCTCTCTTTATAATTTGGAGTACCTAGATCTATGTCACTATAAAAACCACTTACTTGATTTTTACGTAAATCATTTTCAGACATTTTTAAAACATGAATAATAGTATCAGCTTCTTCTAATGAAGATGCGGTGTAAGGTACAACTAAATCTTCTGCGGGTACAAATTTAGATACACAACGAGCTTTAGTTTCGTCGTAATAAACTTTTTTAAAAGTACTACCAGCAAGAGGTAGATTAAATAACATTTGATCAAACTCAGGTTCATACTCAGTCATCTCACACATTAATTGATAATTCATAAAATCTTTAACTCGCTCTGCTTGAGCTTGTTTGACATCATCAACTTTACCTACAACTCTAGTTCTAACTGGACCACCTGCGGGTAATAATTCTTTGTAAGCTAAAGCTTGAAACTGAGTAACCGCTTCGGCTAGTACGGGGTGGGTTGCACCACTAGCACCAGCAAACGGTTCGGTTCGGTTCTCGTATTTAAAACCAAGTAAATCTAAACCTTTAGTGTAGGCTTGTTCCCAATCGTCGCGAGCTGATTTATTATCTTCGTACTCACTTTGTAAATCAGAAGCTAAACTAGCTAAAATATCTTCGTCTAGTAAGTCAGCTAAATTGGCACGTGGATCGTCGCCACCTTCTGCCACCATTGCTGC